GGCACCGGCACGAACCCCGGCACCGGCACGAACCCCGGCACCGGCACGAACCCCGGCACTGGCTCGAACCCCGGCACTGGCACGAACCCCGGCACCGGCACGAATCCGGGCACCGGCACGAATCCGGGCACCGGCACGAATCCCGGTGATGGCGGTGGCAAACCGCTACCGCCGCCCGACGTGTGCGCCCAGCACCCCGATGCGTCCGGTTGCGCACCCCTCGGTAGTGCGAATGATGTGGACGTGAAGCGCGATTCGAAGGGCGTGTCGCTGTCACCGATCTCGATCGGCCTGAATAACGGCGTTTGCCCGCAACCCTATGAGGTCGTCGTGTTCGACGCGCGCCTGTCGTTCAGCTATCAACCGATCTGCGATTTTGCTGTGAAGCTGCGGCCGCTGGTGCTGTTGCTGTCGGCGCTTGGCGCGGGTCTGATCTTCGTTATGGGGCTAATGGCATGAGCTGGGCGACCCTGCTTGTATCGCTGGTTGGTCCGATCGTCACGCGCGTACTGGTGGCGCTCGGCATCGGCTTCCTGACGGTGACCGGTATCGACTTGGCGCTGAATCAAGTGATTCAGTGGATGACTGCGAGCGTTGGCGGGCTGGCGGCCGATATCGCGAACGTGCTGGCGCTGGGTGGCGTTGGCGACGGCATCGCATACGTGCTCGGCGGCTTGTCGGCCCGCGTGTCGTTCTACCTGCTCACGTCGACAACGAAAATGGTGTTCAGCAAATGATCACGCTGATTACGGGGGTACCGGGTAGCGGCAAGACGCTGTACGCGGTGTGGCTGCTGACGAAGCTTGCGGAAGGGCGTCGCGTGCTGGTCGATGGCATTCGCGATCTTGCCGTCGAGCACGTCGAGATTGATGAACCGTGGTTGCGACAGTGGCACGTGAACGCGCAGGCTCACGATCTGATCGTCATCGATGAGGCCCAGCGTATCTACCCGCCGACGACCGCGAGCCAAAAGCCGACGCCGGACGTTGAGCAGCTGCACGTGCACCGGCATATGGGCGTTGATTTCATCATCATCACGCAGCATCCGCAGCGCATCAGCAAGACGGTGCGCGATCTCGTCGGCCGACACGTCCACGTGCGCAACCTGTTCGGCCTGAAACGCGCGATGCTGTACGAATGGGACCATTGCCATAACCCGAGTAGCTTGAAAGACGCGGTGAAGCGCCAATGGTCCTATCCGCGCGAGGTGTTCAAGCTCTATACGAGCGCCGAAGTTCACACGAAAAAGCAGGCTGTCATTCCAAAGGCGCTGTATGTCGTGCCGGTCGCGCTGGTCGTGTTCATCGTGCTGGCCGTGAAGATTTATCACAGGGCGCACGAAGGCTTCGGCACTGCACCGGCTGCAACGGCAACGGCTGCGGTCCCGGCGTCACAACCGGCGACTGCAACACGTCCAGCTGATGCAAGCAAGTCGGCTGAATGGCGAGTGGCGGGGCGCTACGCGTTGCCGGGAGCGGCCTATGTCGTGGTGGTGGCGGCGGACGGCCGGTTGCGTCCGATTCCGGCGTCTGAGTTTCGCGGCGAAGGCGTGCGTCTGGTCGGTGAAGTGGACGGAAAGATGGCGAGCGGCTGGACGGGCGCGCAGGGTGGAAAAACAGAACAAAACGGGGGTGCAAGATGATGCGATGTGGTGCGCTGCTTGGCGCGTTGATGCTGTCGAGCGGGTGGGTGCATGCGGCTGGCTCGGTTCCGCCGTTGCCGACCCTGCCAGCTGACTCCAGTTTGGCCGCCGCGGCGTCTGCGCCGCCTTTGCCCGCACCGTCGCCGCTCACGCCGCTCAAGCACGTTCGCGGGACGGCGTTTGATCTGCGGTTCGTCACGGTGGCGCAGGTGGTCGACTTGATCTATCAGGACGCGATGCGCACGCCATATGTGCTCGGCCCGGATGTGTTGACCGACACTCGCCTTGTGTCATTCCGCCTGGACGATCAGAGTCGCGACGTGCGCGACGTGATGGTGGATTTCCTCGATTCGCTCGGCTTTCAGGTAGTCACCAGAAACGGCGTCGATTACGTGACGAGAAAGCCGGGCGCCGTGCTCGCGAAAGCGGATCGCGATGTGTACGTATACAAACCGCGATACCGGAAGGCTAGCGATTTGCGCGAGCTGGTCGAGCCGTTGATTGGCTCGCGCTCGATGCTGCCACCGGTATCCGTCGGCCCGGTCTCTGGCGAGTCCGCCGGTGCCGTACAGGTGCCGGGCGCACCGGCTGCGGTGCCGACTAACGCGCCTGTTGCTCAGCCAGTTACGAGCGGTGTTCAGGCGCGCGGCGGTGAGCTGGTGATCGTCGGCTCGCGCGATGAGGTTGCCATGCTGCGCAAACTGGTTCCCGAGCTGGACACTGCCCCGGGCGAGGTGGTGGTGCGCGGCTGGGCATATGAAGTGACCAACACCGATTCGACCAATTCGGCGTGGAGCATCGCGGCGAAGGTGCTGGGCGGTCAGCTTCGAATCTCGAGCGGCGACACGTCATCCGATACGAGCGCAGTGCGATTCACCGGGCCGGGCATCGATGCTGCGATATCCGCGCTCAATGCCGATTCTCGGTTCAAGGTCATCAGTTCGCCGCATGTGCGAATTGCGTCGGGCGAGCGGGTGCGGCTGAACGTCGGGCAGCAGGTGCCGACGCAATCAAGCGTGAGCTACCAAGGGTCGAGCGGCACGCCGGTTCAGTCGATCACGTATCAGGACGCCGGGCTGATTTTCGACGTCGAGCCGACCGTGATGCGCGACGCGATCGAGCTGCGCGTGCATGAGGAAATCTCCGATTTCGTCCCGACGAAAACCGGCGTGTATACGTCGCCGACAAAGAACACGCGCCAGTTGCAGACCGTCACACGGCTGACGGATGGCGAGGTTGTGGTGCTGGGCGGGTTGATTCAGGACCGGAATGCGACGGCGCGTAGCGGTTACGCGTGGCTGCCGAGCTTTCTCGATGGTCGGTCAAGCTCGAAGCAGCGTACGGAGGTTCTGTTGGTCCTGCAGGTGCAGCGGATTTGATCGCGGTTGGCGGATCGATGCGATCGAGGAACGCCGATATTTGAAAGTACGAGATTGCCCCGGTCGCCAGCGCGACTGACGCGATTTTGAGTGGCGAAAGCTCGGATATGGCGAAGGCGGCTTTGGGGCGGGGCGGTGCTGGTGGTGCGGTTGGCGTGGGCGCGCTGTGCGACGTATGGCCCTGCTGCGCGCGCTTCTCCTTCTCCTTGTATTCCTCGCGATACCAGTCTCGGTCGTACATGCTCATTTGTGGCCCCTCGGTTGTTTTGTGGGGGAGATTGTAAGGCGGTCGGCGCGACGGGAGGCGTCCAGCGTCGGGAGTGTCCGGCCGGGATCGCAGCGACGTAGGGCGACGGCCTGAATGCGGAGTTGTGGCAGTTGCCGCGCGGCTCAGCGCGGCCTGCCGGACCGAGTAGCGGGTATTCGCGATCGCGGGTAACGAAGGCGCGGCCCGGAAACGCCCACCCTCCTGAAAGCCCGCAGCGGACTATGCGGTTCCGGCGCGATAGGAGAGGGCGTAGACGGTTGCGGGGCGAGGGGTGGGGGTATGGCTGCGGGCGGCTCGCCCAGCGCAGCAGAGCGCGCCGGGCGGGCCGCGCGCAGCGCGGCCCCTAAACTTGTACCAGGGACACTTAACGGATACGGGACACGGGCATAGACACAAAGGCAGGCTAGGCAGGGGCAGGCGGGCAGTTCTGAAAAAGAAAAAGCCCTGATCGCTGGAACGGTCAGGGCTTGGTGAAACAGCGCATTACAAGGGTGATTGCAATGCACGACGAAAGTATAGGCGACTTCTCGCCGTTCCGTAGAGAGTGGGTGATCCGTGGCCGGAATTTCGGTGACGGTCAAGTCGAAGTGACTGCGACGCGGTTTGATCGCTACATGGGCGCGCTGTCGTTGAATGCGATGCCCAAGGCGAAGCGCGGGGAATCGGAGAACAGCGAATCGAACCTGATGGACGCGGCGAAGCGCGCGAAGCAACAGGTGCGGCTTCGCTGCAAGACGATCGGTGCAAATCACATGGTGACGCTGACATACAGAGGCGCGATGGCGGACAAAGACCGGTTGAAGCGGGATTTCGATGCGCTGCGGCGCAGGTTGGCGCGGCTGCCGAAATTGCATGCCGGGAGCTGGGATTACGTGGCGGTTCCGGAGCGCCACAAGAGCGGCGGGTGGCATCTGCACATCGCGGTCAAGGGGCGGCAGAACGTCCGCGTGCTTCGGTCGATCTGGTGGAGCATCGTTGGTGACGGTATGGGTAACGTGCACGTGCGGAACCCGTTCAAAGAAAAGGGGCTACGTCATATGCTCGCGGCCTACCTGGCGAAGTACATCACGAAGAATTTCACGGATCACGCGCTGAACGAGAAACGGTATTGGGCGAGCCGTGGCGTCGTCGTCCCTGAGGTCATGCCGATCGATCACATCACGTCGAACGACCCGGCTGAGGCACTGAAGATCGCCTTCAAGGCTGCGTTGCGCGCGGGCGCGACGCTCGATCGCTGTCAGGCGTTTTGGCGGCAAGAGTTGGGCGTGTTCTGGCTGTCCACGCGGGAGGCCGCCTAGAAGTTACAATAGCCGGGTATTGGAATAGGGGATGCATATGCTCACAGTAGCTCTGCCCGTTGAGCTGGAAAGCGCCATCGTGACGGCGGCGCACCGGTCGGGCCAATCGGTCGATGAGTACGTGGCGACGGTGTGTGCGGACGCCTTGTCGCTCGAAATGGATCGCGCACGGCTCGATTCCTACCTGTCCGGGACGCCGGGTGTGCAGCACGAGCGTGCTCGCGCTTGGCTGGACGAACTAGCATCAGGAAAGCGCACCGAATGCCCGCGCTGATCTGGCATCCGGACGCGCTCGAAGACGTTGCACGGCTGTACGATTTTCTCGCCACGAATAGTCCGGCAGTTGCGCGCCGTGCGGCTGAGATCATTGCGGACGCCACTGATTTGATTGCCGAAAATCCCGGCATTGGCACGCCTCGGGCGGAATTTCGGGAATGGGCGGCAAAGTTTGGCCGAAGCTCCTACGTCATCAGGTACGCCGAGCTGGGCGGCGACGAAGTGCTTGTGACCCGCGTATGGCACAGCCGGGAGCTTCGCCCATCCGCGTGAGCAGCGTAAGTTACATAAAAATTACAGCGTTCACTTAATTTATGAGGGTGTCAGCCGATAAGTCGGATGAATACCCTCATGAGTGCAAGATGAAACAGCTTGAATTGTTGGCCCGGCCGGCGCTGTCGGAGCAGGAACTGGTCGATGTCGCACGCGACATTCGAACGCTCTACTGGACGATCAGGAATACCCGGCGCGGCCTTCAGGATGCCCGGCGCAGGCGCGTATATCGCGGGATCGAGGTCCATAAAAAACGCCTGCTTGTGGCAGGCGTTCCGAAAGAGGAAATTCTAGGCTTGCTACGTTGTTGCCGTGCTGGCTGGTGCCGCGACGAAGGCTGTCCTGATTGCCCGGATCGACGCCATAAAACGGGGCCATAACACCCCGAAAAAAGTGCGATAAATCACCTTATGTCAATTCAACGAAGCTAACGAAATACTGTCATTTCCTACAGGTTGAAAACGACGCTTACGATTTGCAACAATGTTTACAACTAAACACATTTCGTTGCCTGCGTCAACTTTCGTCATATGAATGCCGTCGCGCCCCGTCACGGGTCGCTCGCTGATTTCCTCGCGCTTACAGACGGCCTGTCCATCGCCCGCGTCTCCGAGCTTCTACGCTGCTGTTCTCGCACCGTCCGGAACTATGTCGCCGGCCGCTCGCCGATCCCATGGCATCGGGTCGAGCTGCTGCGCCGGATCGCGTTTGACTCCAACCGAGCCGCCACGGGCGCGAACGCGTCAGCGTCGGCGCCCGCCGTCCCAGAATCGCCCGTAGTCGCCAACCTTGAGCCCGATCCGGCGGCGCCTGACGTTCCGCCCGACGAGCTGCTCGCATGGGTCGGCGTACACGCGTCGCATTACCTGTCGAGCCAACGCAGCTTTGCGTACTACGTGCGCGGCTGGAACGTCGTCGACAAGATTCGGCGCGCCAAGCGCGACGGCACGTTTGCGGCCGTCCTGGCGCGATGGCGCACCTTGTCGGTCGAACTGCCGCGCATGTGGCGCACCGGCCCGCTATGGGCCGGCATCGGTCCGCCAGCCTACAAGGCGCGGAACGCTGATCGTTGACTCCCATCGACACCACTCGGATACTGTGTTTTTATACAGTATCATTTCGTCATATGAGACAGCCCAACGTCGACGCCAGCGTGTGGGAGTTCTTCGACGAGCGCGCGGCAATCATGCAGTACGACGGCGGCAAGCCACGGCACGACGCCGATTTCTGCGCGTATGTCCGCACGCGGCTCTATTTCGAAGCGCGCGGCATCAGCTTGCCACATGGCGGTTACTTTTCGCCGTTCTCGATGGCCGACCTGGGTTGGTCGGATGCGACAGCCGGGGTCATTGTCTTTCCTTGCGCTGCGGTGCTTGCGGGCATGGCCGCGACGGCGCTCGACGAGGCTAACCGCGCAGGACGCTTCTACACCTGCCTGGCACGCCCACGCCGCGCCCGGTAGTCGCCCTGATGCGCTACGCCAGGTGTGTGACCGGACACGCGCTGCGCCCTTGCTAGAATCCCGACTCAATGATCCGAACAATGTGAGAGCGGCCGGCGCGCGACGCAGGCCGGATTGACCTATTCCGAGGGAGTCGAAAAGCATGCTGCGAAAACTGGCAGTCGTCGGCGACAGTTTGTCGAGCGGCGGAAACATCCTGCCGCACGGCGGGCCGCGCGTCACAACGAACGGGTATCAGATTGCACTGATTGGGGCGCCGGCGTTCTGTGCCGCGTGCAAGGCGACCGGTGTCGTTGCGAAATCGGGCGGCCCGTACCGGATGAGCATGTCCGGCGAAGCCGCGCTCGACCAGGACATTGTCATTTGCGGATGCCCCAAACCACCGAAGATCGTGGCCGCGCTCGGCGGCGACATGTGGTGCGACGACATGGTCGAGGGGCACGGCAAGGTGGTATCGAGCCTGACCGCTGCCGGCGGGGTCGCGTCGGTCAAGAAAGGCGCGTATGACGAGCAGGTCAAGGCGACCGAGCACCAGGCCGAAGGCTTGCCCTACTACATCGAAACCGCAGACGGCCGCGTGCATTTCGGCCGGCTCGACGCGAACGGCACATTGCCGCGCGTCTATACCGGTGACGATCCGGGCGCGTACACCGTTCATTGGGGCGACGACGCGATCGCCAAGCACCACGGGGAATAATCGATGCCGCACACCAAACCGACCAAGGTCGACACGAACACGAAGAACGGCTCGCAGAAGGAAGTCCCGGTAACCGCGATCACGTTCAAAGAACTTTGGGACAACTACCCTTCCGGCAACCCTTACGACGATCCGGCATACACCAACCAATGCGCCATTCGCATCAGCGTCATGCTGCATCGCGTTGGCGTCGGCATGAAGTCGTTTTCGCAGAAAACGGTTAAGCCCATGTCCGGCTCACCGACCATCGGCCGAATAATCCTCGACGGAAAGCCGACCGCCACGCGCGCCGATGAACTTGGCGAATGGTTGCAGCTTCAGCCCTTCGCAGGTCTGCCGAAAGCCGAAAACATCACCGGGGCAGATTGGGAATCGAAGGTGAAGGGGCGCACCGGGATTATCCAGTTTTCGCGCTACTGGTCGCGTGACGGCGAAGCCGCTGCGAACGCCAGCGGCGGACACATTGATCTGTGGAACGGATCGCGTCTGACCGTCAGCAGTGCCCCCGATGCTATTGCGACTTTCAGCCGGGTGATCGGCTACCAGTCGTTTCTCCCCGGTACACGGCTCGGCTGGTCAGACCTCCGGAATTCGAAGCAGATCCTTTTTTGGGAAATCAAATAATGCGGCGTCTATTGGGAACGATCGGATTTGCGATTGCTGGACTCGTCAGCGTGATCGCGTGGTCAGCGGTCGATACGCGTCTATGCACGGTGATCGAGCACTGGTGCACGCCACCGGCCGGAACTTGTGGCGGCGGCGTCGACGCATGCGCCGTAACCATAGCCTCAACGATTGAGCTGTTCGTCTACCTGTTCGGGCCACCGATCCTATTCGCCCTGCTTGGATTTTTTCTATTTTCTCGTCGTCGCCCAGCGCATATCGCAGTGGCTTACCTTGCCGGTGCAGTGGTCGTGCAATGGCTGCTATGGTTCCTAGCGGTGCGTATTCTCCACATCTAACTGTCGCTCGCGAACAAAAAAACCCGCCGAAGCGGGTTGTGAATTGCATCTGGTATGTTTACCGGTTCCTACACCTGACACACCAAGAGAATGAACACCTCGAATAATCCGCCAGTCGTTCCAGATCCGCAACCAGTCTATCGCGGCCCCAACCGAGACGACTACAACGACAGGACTAACCCCCAGCCAGCCAACCCGCAGCCGCCCCAACGATAAACGCGACTGGGCAAGTCGCGGCGACAAGCCTCAGCCTGTTCAGCCATCGCACCACATTGCCATTGCGGGCGGCCGCCTCATCGATGCGACGCTGCATACCCTTGAATTCGGCCGCACGCAATGCTTCCAATGAATGATCCGGTTGATAGAGATTTTTCGGCTCGTTGTAGATGGATGGCAGTGGTCGCAGCATCAAGCATTTCCATACCAGTAACACGCTCAGCACGAGAAACCACAGGGTAAATGCAATGGCCCCAGCCGATAGCCACGTCACACTATGCTGTTCCAATGCTTTCGCAGCGTAGGCAACCCCGCCACCTGCGGCAGCCAAAAAAACCGTGAGCGTGGTCGCCGCGTCCTTTGCGACAAGATCGGCACATGCATGATGCGCCTTCAGATTTTCGATAGCCGCATTTTCGACCCATTCTTGCAGTTCTCGCATAACGCTCCCTGATTCATCAACACTGACCATATCGTAACGCTCTTTAGCTGCGCTTCCGGAAGTGCGAGCGGTGCCGATCCGTTGTCGGATCGTCTCGCACTTCCAATTCGAGCGCCGACGTGAAACCGGCGTCGCCGGTAATCGTGTGCGTGACCTGTTTCACGAGCCACGGCGTTTCATCGATATCCGGCTTGAAGCCTGCGACAGTCACGGGCATCTCCGGGAACAGCTCGGCGCGGCCGAGCGCCAGCGTGTACGACATGGTTGCCTGGCTGCGCTTGACGCGGGCCAGCTCAGCCTGTGCGGCCGCGCGCGCTTCGGCTTCCGTCGCATAGTCCTCCGGCAGCACCTTCACGTTTTTGTTGTTGTCGCCGCCGACGATGACGGACTTGCGCTTGCCCTTCGCATTCGAATGATAGTGCGCGCGCACGGCCTGGTAGCTCTCGCGCTCTGCGACGTGGTAGCGATGCTGATCGCCGGATTGACGCGTCAGGTTGAGCACGGCGAGCGCTTTGCCGCTGACCGTCTTGCCCGAGCCGATCGGCATGAACAACAGATTCCGATCCTTGACGTTCATGACGGAGTCATACCGCTTCGCCAGCCGCGTGAGAAACGACAGGTCGCTTTCGTGCGTCTGGTCGATATGCGCGATCCGGATTTTGCCGATCGTCGCCTCGACCTTCGCCGTCAGCGAGTGTCGGCCGGCGATCGTCTTCACGATATCGGCGATCGTCACGCCGTGCCAGCTTTTCTCCCGCCGCTGATGCATGGTGTTCGTCATCGACGCCGACTTCGCACGGATCGTCAACACGTCCGGCGCGCCACTGTGCTCGACCTCGTCGACCGTGAACGTGCCCTTGCTCGCGAGCGGCTCCCCGACCCATCCGATCGACAGCTTGATATCGGCGCCGCGCTTCGGGATGGCGAATGCTCCCTTCGAGTCGTCGAGCACAATGTCGAGCATGTCGGGCTGTTCCGACCGAGATTCGGATAACGTCAGGCTGATGAGGTTCGGCGCGAACATGCGCGAGATATCGCGGCCCTCGAGCGTGATGCGATAGTCGGCCTGCGGTTGCTTGCGCGTGATCGTCGTGACTTCGTCGTTCATGCCTTCCCCGACGCTTTTTCCAGCACGTAGGAAACGACGCTGCTGATCGAGTCGCCATTCAACGACGATATCTGCTTGGCGGCCTTCACCGCCGCGTCGAGATTCATACCGCTCGCCGTCGACAGCCCCTTGATCGCGGCGGTCGCAGCTTGCGGCGCCATGCCGACCACGTAGTCGATCGCCGCGGCCTTCACCGAATTGATCGACAGATTCTTGACGTTATTGACGACCGTCGTCGCGACCTTCGTCGCTGCCTTCAGCTCGGTCCAAACCTGTTTCGCGGAATCGGCGCCCTCCTTTCCATCGCCCTGCGCTGGCGCGATCGTTTCATCCGCGACGCGCTTCAACGACAGGTTGAATTCGATCTTCCGCGCCGTGCCATCGGGCCGATGATACGTCGAACTCTCGTTCAGGCTTTCGATGATATATGCGCCGTAGACCGTGCCGACGCCGTCGACGAGCACATACGCATCGCCGACGTCGCCCATCTTCGCCAGCTCGTCGAGCGAGGCGACCGCGCCAATGTCGTTGTCGGCCGCAACCATGCCGTTGAGGGTGATCGTGTCGTCGCCGGCGCCGGTGAACTGGCTCGCATCCCGCGCGCCCACGCGCGAACTGGTGCGATGCTTCCAGTTTCGCTGACGTTGCAGCTCACGATACGGGGCAGTCTGCAAGCTGAACACGAAGCGATCGAGGGACATCATCATGTGCGTTTCTCCTGCGCGACTCAGTCGGACAGACGCGCGCCGATGCGGGCCTGCTTTGACCGCTCGCGCCTATCCAGCTCGGCGCGCACGGCTTGCGCGATCGCCGACGGGTCCGCTCCGGGGGCGGGGTAAATGTTGATCGTGATCGAGCCGACACCGCCGGCGGCCGCGCTTCCGGCCGCCGGCGCCGATGTGATGGGCGGGCGCGTGTCGATCGGCACGGTAGACCGCACGAGCGGCACGGCGGCCGCCGTAGCCGGCCCGCTGAACGCGGATACGGCCACGGTCGCGAGACCTACCGCCGCCTTCGCAACGCGGCCCTGCTCGCCGTCCATACCGATCGCCGCGCCCTGCCCGATGAACCCGCCCAGCTCGCCGAACACGCGACTCGGGCTGTGAATGCCAAGCTTTTCCTTGAACCACGAGACCGTCGAATCGGCGACGTTCGTAATCGCATCCTTCACCGAGCCGAGGCCGTTTTTGATGCCGTTGACGAGCCCGGACATGATGTTCGCGCCGAACTCAACAAAGCGGCCGGCGGCCTCCGCCGCGACCACGATGATATTGGCGAGCCACGCGCCGAAGCCCTTGCCGGCGTTGGTCGCGGCGTCCAAGCTTTCCTTGCTCGTATCGACCGGTCCCAACAGGCGCGTGATCCATTTCCACACACTCTTGACGGCGTCGACCAGCCAATCGAAGACGGGCTTCAACGGTTCGAACACGGTGCCGAGGATCCCGAACACGCGACTAAAGAGCGGCGCAAGCGGCTTGAGCCCTTCCGTCAGCCCCTGCCAGAAGCCGGAGAAAAATGCCTTGATGGGCTCCCAATAGCGGACGATCAGTAGCGCCGCAAGCGCGATACCAGTGATCACGAGGCCGATCGGATTCGTCAGCGCGAGGCGGCCGACGAACATCAACGTCTGCCCGAGCCCGCCGAGCGCGGATGCCACGCCGCTGATGGCGCTCGCGGCGCCGCCCTTGATGAGGTTGAATCCGCCTTTGGCTGCGTCAACGGCCACACCAGGCGCACCGCGACGCGCGACGTACTGCGTCGCCGCCGTCCAGCGCGAGGCCGCGGCCGCGCGCGTCGCGGCGGCCTGGGCGGCAACTGCGCGCCAGAGTTGGACGGTGTACTGCCGCGCGGCGCTGATGCCATCCTTGAGCGCCGTCGCGGCAGACACGCCCCATTTCTTGACCGCCTCCCTCGCGGCCTGGCAGGCGGCCGGCACGCGCTGACCGAGCGATCGCACGTAGCCGCGCAGCGACGCCGAGGCCGCGCTCGGCGATGACGCCTGCCACGTCGCGGACAGCGCCGCACGCGCGCGCGTGGCACCGTTTCGTGTGGCTGCGGCGGCTCCCGACGCCGCGCTCGACAATCGCCGAAACGCGCCGGCGCCGCGGCCAATCCCGCTTTCGAGAAGGCCGCCCTCCTTTCCCAGCATCGACATGCCGAAGCGCACGAGCGCAAGCGGCCCGATGATGGCCGCAAGACCGAGCGTCAGGGCGCCGCCCACGGCCAGCACGACGCCAAGGGCCGCCAGGCTGACCACCAAAACGCGCGCCGTTTCCTTATTCCTCTCCATCCATCCGCTGACGCGCTCCAGCAGCTTCGCCGTGATTTCGAGCCCCTGGTTGTACAGCGGCAAAATCTTTTCCCCGATCTCCTGCTCAAGCGTGGCTTTCTTCGCCAGGGCGTCCATCTCTTTGCCGTAGGCGATGCCCATCCCTTCCGCATACAACGCGTCAACGCCATTGGCCTTGGGCGCGTTCGCACGATGCTTCTCGATGTTGGCGCGCTCAAGATAGAGCGACGAGAACAGGTCGCCGCCCTTGCGTGATGAAAATTTCTGCCCGATCTTGCTCAGCATCTGTTGATCGGTCAGCTTCCCGTGCGGGTCGATATTCGGAATCACGACCTTCATCAGATATTCGAACGGATCGGTTTTGTACAGCTCGATCTGTTTCATCGCATCGGGCAGCATCTTGGTAATGTGCCCCGTCTTGCCGTACTTCACCGAGCCCTTTTTCAGCAACCCGGATGCCATCAAATCTTCTGCGGTCTGCTGTGTGGTTCGGCCCTGCGCCCAGTTCGTGTAGGCACTCATGAGGCCCGTACCGGTGCGGAACCCGCCCATCTCCTGCATCGTGTGCAGAAGCCCGAAATAGAAGCTGTTGTCGCCAAGTTGCTTGGCGGCAATGCCGCCGGTCTTGATCGCATTCAGGAAATCCTCCGGCTTCACCGTGCCGCTCGACGCGACGTAGGCTTTCGTCGCGTTGTCGACGGCCTGTCGGAATGCCTCCGGACTCTTCAGCGAGCCGCGCAGCTCGGTCGTTTTCACCAGATCCATCAGCATCTGCTCGGCGACCTCGCCGTGGCCTTCGCCGTGACCGCGCCGTGCCATGACGGATTCGATGCCGACCTTCATCCTGGCAAGGATGGGCGCCATCTCTTCCGCGTGGTGCATGTCGCGGGTGATCGTATAGGTTTCCTTGAGCAGCTTGAGTTTGTCCAGCTTGCTCAGCCCTTTCACATCGATGCTGTTGGCATAAGAGATTGCTTCGTTGAGCTTCGATTCGCCGATGCCAAGCGATCGAAACTGCGAAGTCTGCTGCTGGTATTCCTTGGCCTCGTCCAGTGCGCCGCCCATGCCGCCGAGAATGCGCGTGCCCGCACCCTTCGCGGCATAACCGCCGATCGCCATCCCAGCGGCGACGCTCTGCATACCCTGCATCTTCGTCCGTGCGGCCGCCACGCGCTTCTCGCGCTCGGCGAGCGCTTCGAGCCTGCGCATCTGGTCGCCCATCGCCGCGGTGGTCGACCTGATGTTCGCGCGCAAATCACGCTCATGCTGCGACAGGTTGCGTGTGTTGACGCCCGCGCCGGCGAGCTGCTCGCGCAGCGCACGCACGCGTGACGCCTGCTTTTCGTGTTCGGCCGACAGGCTCGCCGCCTTCTGCTTGGCCTTCTCGAATGCGTCGATCATCTCGCGCGACGGCGGCCCGAACGCACGCAACGACCCGGCCAGCGCCGCGACGCGCCCGCGTGCCGCATCGAGCTTCGACGCGGTCGCCGCGAGGCCGCTGCGCATCTGGCGAAACTCGGCGATGCTCTTCTGCGTCTTGCCCATTTCGGCCAGTTCGCGCCGCGCCTCCTTTACCGACGTGGCCAGCCCCTTGTTTCCAGCCAGCAGCGCTTTCAGTGGCTTCGTCATGTTGTCGATCATGTCGAACATGACGCGCAGTTTCAGGGTGTTGTTCATCGTCGGTCGTTTCGTTCATTCAGCGCCGGCGCGCACACGCGCACGCTCGCGCCAGTCCATCAGCTCGGCGAGCCCGAAGGCGTCCAACGTCGCCGGCGTCCAACCGAACACCGTCGCAATGTCCGCCATCGGGTCTTCTACTCGGTCTGGAAGGCCAGCTTCGATTTCACGGCCTTCGGCATCAAAAAACCCGCGAAGATCCCCCCCAACTGGACGAGGTCGGCGGGGTCGATGTTGGCGACGTCGGCTTCGGTCAGCGTCGGCGAGCTGATGCGCGGCAGCACCTTCGACAGCGCGGTCACGTCGAGGCTGACGAGGTCGGACAGCGACACGCCGCGCAGCTCGCCGGCTTTCGGCTTGCGCAGCGTGATCGCCTCGATCGTCTGGTTGCCGCGCACGAGCGGCGTGTCGAGCGTGAGCGTGTTCGGATCGTCGAGCGCCGGCGAGTCGGGCGGATCGATTTCGGTCGCGGCGGATTGCTTCGTGTTCATACGGTTCCTGTCGAATGATGGGTGAATGGCGGCCTCGCCGGGCATGCCGGCCGAGGCAAAGGGTTACAGGCCGATCGCCTTGCGCAGCGCTTCGAGAAGATCGGTTCCGTTTCTCCGGTCGATCATGTTGACGAAGTCGATTTCGATAATGTCCTCGCCGTTGATCGAAAGCTTGTAGTAGCTGGCGACCGTCGTCACCTTGAACGCGGTGTCTTCCTTCGCCTTGGCCGAACCCGGATCGATCTCGCTGTGCCGGCCCTTGATGACGATTTCGACCGCATCAAAACTCTTCGAATCTTCGGTCTGGTAGCCGCCGGCAAAGCGCAACAGCACGCCGTCGTGCTGCATGGTGCCGTACTGCTGCAGCACGCTTTTCATGAAGCCGCCGGCGGTCCATTCCATTTGAATGGCTTCGTTTCCGAAGTCGACCTTGATCGGGCCGCTCATGCCGCCGCCCTGGTAGTCCTCCATCTTGCGCGTCAGCTTCGGCAGCGTAATTTCCGTGACCTGCCCGACGAAGTTCTCGCCGTTGTGAAACAGGTTGAAGCCCTTGAGTTTTCTCGGCATTCCCATGTTCGATTGCTCCTATGTGTGCTGTTTCGCCGGCGATCAGGCGTTGACCTTCGACGCGAAATCCGCGAGATAGCGGTCGGTGATGCGCTGACGCAGCGTCAGGTTTTCCAGCGGCGGAACCGGCGTGTAGTCGTAGTCGATGTACGCCTGTCCGGCCTTCAGCACGTCGGTGGTGTTCGGCTCCGGGTCGAACCACGACGCCCCGCCGATCAGGTAGCCCAGCGACACCCATTGGCGAAACTTGCCGTTGATGCTCTCGATAATGTCGCGCGGCAGCGACGGATTCAGCGGGCCGTCGACGTTCACCATCTGCGCGAGCGCGATCGAGTCGCCGACGACCTGGGCGGTGCGCGTGTAGTTCTCGAATGCGAACAGCGGATCATCCGAGCACGTCCGCGAGCCCCAGAAGCGATAGCCGCCCTGATTGATCAGCGTCGTCACGTCCTGTTCGTTCAGGTAGCCGGCATCGGTCGCCGGGTCTTGAAGATCCCACGACACGTCCGCGCTGATGCCCGTCACGCCGTTGACGGCGACGTTCGACAGCGTCTTGTGCCAGCCGATATCGTTGTCGATCTTCGCGCGCAGGCCCATCGCATAAGCCACGGCCGGCACTTCGACGGTTGCGTTCGCGGTGTCGTCCCATGCGAGAAAGTTCGGCCAGACGACCATCAGCTCGCGCGCCGCGAACTGTTTCCGATAGGTCGTTGCCTCTTCCTTCGTTTTCGCGCCGGCGGCGAACGCGTAGGCGAAACCCTTCAGCGACTGCGCCGTCGTGATGAGCGCGTTCGCGACAGGCTGCGTGTCGAGGCCCGGCGCGCCGAGAATGCGCGGCTTTACGCCGAGCTTCGCCTGTGCGGTCAGCAGTGCTTTCATGCCGGTGTACTTCCCTTCCGGCGTCACCGTGCCGATGACGTTCGTGGTCGTCGCGGCGGCGTCGGCGCCTTCCGCGACGCGCACGACGACAGTAATCGGCTTGGTCTGCGCGCCGATCGCCGTCAGCGCCTTGTGAAGCGTCCCCTGTTTGCCGGCCTTGCCGAGCGCGGCGACGACGTTCGTGACGAGTACGGGCGTGTCGAGCGGGAACGCAGTCGCGTCCGCATCCGTGGCCGTGCAGACGAGGCCGAGAATCGCCGTCGAAATCGAGCGGATCGGCCGCGTTCCCTGATTGATTTCGACGAGGGTAACGCCGTGGTGGTAGCTGTCCTGCGCCATGTGGTTGACTCCAAGGTGATAGACGGTAGAGGGAGCGATCAGGCGATCGCAGTCACAAAATCCGGTGCGTTCGGTAGTTCGATGTACGGCCAACCGTCCGCGCCGCTGATATCGCGCAGTGCCTGACGGTATTTGATGAGCGCCGAGAATTGAGCGGAAGTGATCGTCGTGCCGCTCCCGATCAGCTTTTCGTCTTGATGACGCGACACGAGCCAGTCGGTTGCATCCATTGCCGAATCACGCTTTGCGCGCATAGACGCCGCTACGTCGTCGCGCGTTGCCGCCGGCGGATCGATAAGCGACGGTCGATTGTTTCCGTCAAGCACCGCGCGCTTGCCATGTGCCGGGCCGTCGATCAACGCGCGCCACTCGTCGTCGGTGATATCGACGACATTTGCGCCCGCAGGTGCAGGGCTGTCGACCGTATCGTAGAAGGCAATGATGTTGCCGCTTGCCTCAAATGCAGCTTGCTTTTTACCCATATCCTTTACTCCGTCAAATGCCGATCGCAACATAGTTGGCGTTTCCAGTACCAGACGTCGATTGAATCGAAAACGTCGATTTGCTGGTCACGGAAATTGCAAAGCCAGTGGAGCCGATGTTTTGCGGCGAACCAACGACTTGAAGTGCAAAGTTCGGAAAAGCCAACGGGAAGTTGAAAGTTTGCTGCGACGTGCCATACGAGGAATTGCCCCACTGGATGAGAAGCCCGCTCGGTAGCCGCTGATAACCGCTCGCGCCGATCGAAGCGCCGAAGGGTTGCCCAACACGCTGCGTGTACGTTCCGAAGCACTGCCAATACGTCCCGCTCCAGGCGAGAACAACGAACTCACCAGCGTTAAGCGTGATCGACGACGCAAGGCCGACAGTCGTATCAATGATTGCACTTCCGCTATTGGTGCTGATCGTCAGCGCGTATTGCGCTCCAGACTTCTGGAACGTGATGGCCGCACCGGGCTTCAATCCCGATTCATCAGGCAGTTTCGCCGTCTGATTGCTGCTCGACGCATTGAAGTAATGGAACCCGCCAACATTGGCGGCCGTCATCACGGTCGCCGCGGCGGAAATACCCGATCCGGTACCGCTGCCAGAGCTGAAGCTGCCGAGTTCGCGCCGCAGCGCCTCCATCGTCGCGATTCGTGTCGTCGCGTCGAACTGCGGTGGTGTTGGCGCCTTCGGTGTTCCGGTGAAAACCTGCGAATCGATTGCAGCCTTCAGCGCGAGCCAATTCGTCATCGTCGTCGCGAAATTCGGGTCGTTGCCGAGCGCCTTGGACAGATCATTCAGCGTATCGAGCGCGCCAGGTGCCGCATCCACGAGCGCGGCAATAGCCTCTTGCATCTGCGAAGTCGTGGCGTATTGCGGATAGGGGTTTTTCGCGCCGGCGAGCGCGTCGTGCGCATCCTTCAGAAAGCGCGTGCGGTTCGCGAGCTGCCGCAGCGGCACGTTGTCGATACCGTCCGGCCCGCCTTCGACGGGATCGGACGTTTCGAACTGGCGAATGCCGGGCGTCCAGGTCGAGCTTTCAACCAGATCCGTCATGCTTTGATGCTCCCTCTGTTGTATTGGCCATCGCGCCGCGCGAAGCCGTTGTATCGAATCGGCGCCTCCCGGTAATCCAGCGACGCCAGCATGGAGCGCTGCGGTGCGTAGCGTTCGAGCACCGCTTTCAGGTTGTCCGCCTGGTCGCGCGTGATCGGCCTCGACAGCTTCACGATGTATTCCGCCCACGCGGTTGCCCGGCCGTGCACATAGTCGCCGTTGTAGGTGACCGATCCATCGCGCCGGCGCACGCGCCGACCCTCGACGATCGTCACTTCGCCGAAGCCGAGCCGGCGGATTACTTCACGCACCGCCCACGGCGTCCCGCGCTTCTGGTGAAGCTGAATCGCGCCGCGAATGAGCGCACGGCGCGCGTCATCCGATTCGGCTAGTTCCCATCCGTCGACCGACACTTCGGCGGCCAGATACGGCAGCAACGCAGACGGGCATTTGTCCGGGTTCCAGTAGTCACGAATCGGTATCGGCATGGCATCGACGGCCGCGAGCGCCGCCGCGGTGCGCGTCTCGAGCGTCGTCGCGTTCGGCGGCAGCAGCTTAGGCATAGATGCCGCCATATTCGATGACGACGTCGAGGCAGTAAGGCGCTTGCGTCGCGCCGATCGCAAGGTCGCCCGCCGGCTCGATCAGCTCGGTTCGCGACAGGCCTGCCGCCTGGCAAACGCCCTTGATCGCCGACTCGGCGACGCCGATGCCAATGCGGTGCACCTTGTCCGCATAGGCGCGTGCGTTCTTCGTCGCTTGCTCGATCAGCACATCGGCGCCCACGGCCGAGCGCGTGTAGCCCTTCGCACGGATTCGATACCGGACGATCTCCGCCGACCTGACGAAAACCGTGTCATTCAGCGGCCGCTGATCTTCGGCGCTCAGCGCGGCCGCGACGGCGTCGCACAGCTCCTGCGACGCGGTGCCGTCGCCCTCGCTCGAAAGCAGCGTCACGAGCACGTCGCCCGGCTGCGGCCGCGAGCTTTGCGCGTCAACGATGCGGCCGTCTACAGCGCGCGCCTTCGTCACATACGCGGCCGCCGGGCCCGCCACACTGAACCCCTGCGGCGCGAGCTGAACGCGCTCGCGCAGGCTATCGTCGCCCTCTTCGACCCCCTCGATGTTGTTTGCCGGGTCGGCCGGCGTCACAACCAGCCGTGTGAGGCCGAACAGCGCCGCGCGCTGTTCGAGGTCGTTGCCTTGCGCAAAGGCGAGCTGCACGGCGCGAACGGCGTCGTTGACGCGCTGACGCCATACCAACTCGCGGTAGCTGTTCTCCTGCAGGAGACGCGCGAGCGGCTCCGATTCGAGTTCGACCGTCGCGGCGATTTCGGCTCGTTCATCCTCCGGCCACAGCGAGATGAGCGCGGCCTTACGCGTCGCGTAGATCGTTTCGAAGTCGAGCACTTCGAGCGCGTCGGGCAGCGGCAGGCTCGTGAGGTCGATAAGCGCGGACGTGGTCATGCCGTAATCCCCTGGTCGAGCGGAACACGGGCGCGCACTGCCGCGCCGGATTCGGTCGTGTAGCCCTCGATATCGATGTACTGCTTTCCGGCAAACACGTCGCCGACCGTTGCGTCGTCGACCGTGAGCTGAACGCGCGTGAGAACGAGGCGCGGCTCCCACCGCATCAGTGCCGTCGCGATCGCGGCATAGAGCCGCGTGCGCTCCGCGCCATTGTTCGGCGCGTCGACTTGCTCGAACAGATCCGACCCGAACGGCCGACGCTTCACGCACGAGGCGAGCGGCGTCGAGATGATCTTCCCGATCGACTGGTACAGGTGATCGAGGTCGGCAATCGCGCGGCCGGTCGCGGCGTTCATGCCCTTCATTGCGGTTCGCTCACCAGTTGTCCGTCACCCTGCTCGCGATGCTTGTGATGCGGCAGGCTGATGCCTTGCGACGTCACTTCGCGGGTGAAGGTTGCCGCGCCGTCAATCTGCATCGTGGCGCCGCCGTTGCCGCCGGTGCCCGTCATGCCAGCTTCGAACGCAAACGGCCCCTTGACCGTCATCGCGCCAGTGCAAGTCGTCTGCGTTGCGTCGAGCGTGATGGTGTCGGCCTGCACGGTCGCGGCTTTCGTCTGCACGGTGACAGAGCCCGGCGCGACGACGCGCACGGTCGCGCCGGCGGGCAGTTCGGCCGTGAGCGCGTGCGCCGCATGGTCGTATGCGACGACAGCGCCATCGGGATAGACGCGCGTGTGCGTGTTGGGGCTCGACGCCGGCGCCGGCGCGGCGTCGGAAAAGAGGCCGCGCAGTGCGACGCCCTGCGCCGGATCGCCCATCGGGCAGAGCAGCACGACCTGCTCGCCCGGCGTCGGCGGCAGCCAGTCGCGCGTCGTGCCGGCCGCGCACGCAATCCACGGAATCCAGTTGGTCTGGAGGCTGTCGGCGTCGTCGTCCGGATCGCCGACCGCGACGCGACAGAGCGCGGCCGCGTGGTCGACCGCGAGAATCGAGCCTTTGCGGACCGCGTTGCGGGCCTGTCGTTGAATTTCGTTAGCGTCCATGCCGCCCATCATGCCGACCGCACGCGCGCGATGCGACGCCCGCCCCATGTGGGCGGTATGGGTACAAAAAACCCCCGTGATCCGGGGGTTATCGTGTGACGTGCTTCAGCAACAGATCAAGTATCAGGTCGTGATTTTCGGGCGTCAGCCCGAGAAGTACGCGGGCCGGATACTGGTATTCAGCGCCGCCCGGCGCGACGCGCCCGCGCTCGCCGAACTGGTGGACGCGTGCGATGCCGCCGACGCGCCCGTCGAAGCCGATCGCGAGACCGTTTGCGTCCGCTTCGATCTTCAGGTAACGCGCCGTGCGCAGCTTCGCGAACATGGCCGCGCGTTTGATCCGGCCGCGCTTGTCCCGAGGCTTGCCGCCCGGTTTCAAGCGCGGCTTGCGCGCTTGGTAATCGGTGCCGTCCGGGTTCTTCTGCGCCGCGATCCGCGCCTGATGGCTGCGGCGCAACGCGCGCGCGATATCGCGGATCGCGGCGCGGCGGCCAGCCGGCTGTAGCCGACTCAGCAACACGGACAGCCGCGATTCGACGATGCTCAGATCGTCCATGGTTCAGCGACCCACGGCCCCGCCGAGTCCTGCAACTTCGAGTCGTCGACGTGCTCGACGGTGCGCTTGCCGTCGTCGGCGACCTTCACGACAACGCTTTCCGTGAGCTGCACCTTGATCGACACGTCGGCCGTCTTGTTATTGAGAACGTCGATTTCGTAGGTGATCCCGCTCGCGTGCTCGTCGGGGTTGAGCACGAGGTCGGGCTGATTGTGGCGGACCCAATCCAGCAGCGCGACAAACAGGGCGTCGGGATCGCCGCCGAAGTCCAGCAACAGGACGTTGCACACATACCGGTATTCGAACGACAGACTGCGCGCGCCCGTCGCCGCGATCGAACCTTGATCGATGAACACCGTGAGCTTGTCGGGATCGCCCCTGAGCGAAGGAATCGCCGCGACGATCGCGGCGCGAAGACCGGCCGGCTTAATCATGCGCCGCCCGCTCGACTTCGGCGTCGATCGTCGCCTGGGCCTTCGCCTGGCAGGCGACGATCATGTCGACCTTTGCCGCGCACATGCCCCATGCGCCCTTTGCAGTGTCGAGCGCGTCGTGCAGCTCGCCGTTAGTGCGCGGCGCCATCGCCGGCAGCGTGCAGCGCGTGATCGGCTGGCACTGCTGCACCGAAATCGTCGGCGCCGGTAAGAGCGGGGCTTGCTGACAGGCGGGCAACGTCAGCAGGCAAAGGAGAATCGGCCCAAGTGCGAACGGTCGCGTTTTCATTGATCACCTTCCTGATGTCCTGCCGAGCGGTTGCGAGCTTCGCTGCCACCTTGCCCGTTGCTGCGTCGAGCTGCTGCTGTTGCGTCGCCTTGTTGCTCGCGTCCTGACGCAAGCCGTTGATGGTCGTATCGCGCGACGCGACAGCCTGACCGGAACACGCCAGCCGGTTTTTCGCGTCGGCCAGCTCGGCGCGCAGCCCGCGCACGTAGAAGAACGCGGCCACGATCAGGGCGAGCGCGAGCGCGCCGGCGACGAGTTTGGGTGGGATCACGTTCATGCGGCGGCCTTGTCCGCGCCGGCGTACCTTTCATACGCGCGTGCGAGCTTCACGTCGTACAGGTTCGCCGCGTAATCGGGACCGTTGTAGCCCTTCGCGAACACGGCCCACTTACGGCCCTTCAGTGCCGCCAGCAGGTTCGAATCGGCCGCTACGAAGCGCACGAACGCGTCGAGCTGGTCGCCCTCGCCGTTTTCCATCCGCGCGACGAAATCGTCGATGCCCGAATAGCCGAGGCGTTCCGCGTGATAGCCCATCACCTGAAACGCGCCCCAGCTCGCCGACTCGTAAGCCGCGCCGGCGTCGATCAGCTCGGCCGTCGCGAGCCGCGTATATTCCGCGGCGCCGCCCTGGTAGCCGCCGCGTGTCTGCGCGCAGATATTCGGGTACTTCGCCGCGATCGGCGCCGGATCAATGCCGCGTGCTTCGAGGCGTTTCCAGAAGACGTGCCGCTCGAAGAGGATCTTCGGCCGACCGCCCGACAGGAATCCGGAACCGGTCGACTCCACTTCGTTGACTGCGCGCACGCAAGCGACCGGCACGTCGAGCGTATCGGCTGCCTTCACAATGTCGGCGTCGGCGAGGTGCTTCGGGTCGCGCCGGCCAGTCGCGATAGCGGCGAGCGTCTTCGGCCCGGCGATGCCGTCGACGACGAGGCCGGTTTTCGTCTGCACGGCCTTGACGGCCGATTCGGTCGCTTCATCGTAGACGTGCGTCACGTCGAGCGCGTAGCCGGCGCGGATCAGCCGGCGTTGCAGCAGGCCGATATCGTCGCCGTGGTCGCCGAGGCGATGCGTTTTCATGGTTGTTCACTCCGCAAGAGGCGCGCGACGTTGCCGCGCGCGGCAAACACAAACAGCGCCAGCAAGACCGCCGTCGCCGCTTCGAAGAACCCGACACGCTTCGCGTGCAAGGCGAGTTCGATTGCCGACCCGCCCGACACAGCCACGAGCGCCCATGCGATCCATGAGACGTCGTGGCGATGGCGCGCGCCGTTTCGCCGATAGACGAGCACGCGCGCGAGCGCGGCGAGGTGAGCGGCCAGCGCCACCAGTGCGAACGAGATGTGCATGTCGGTCACTCCCCTTTCTTGAGGAACGCCAGCAGGTCGACCGATTTCAGGCGCTCGATGAGCTGCAGCGTGACCGTGATCACGAGCGCGGCCGCGAAGAAACCAGCGACGCCGGTCGAGCGGATCGGCGTCGCATTGACGATTTCCGGCGCCGCAAGGTAGCCCATCACGAGCGAAATCAGCATGTACGCGACGCGCGTCAGCACGCCGATCTCCTTCGACGTGACCACGACGAGCGCCGCACCGGTGAACGCGCCGATCAGCGCGTTTCCGTCGATGCCAGGCGCGAGGCCCGCAAGACCGATCGCGGCCGACAGCGCCGCGGCGGTTGTGGTGTTCGGTTCTGCCATATCGCCAGCTCCGGGAGTCAATCAAACAGTTGGACCAGCGGCGTCGTGCTTTCAACAGTCCCGATATCGGGCAGGTACACGACGGTGCCGATCGGAATCACGACGCCGCGATCGGCGAGGCCGGCGTTCGCTTCGAGTACCGCTTCGACCGTGCCGTCCGTGCGGCCGTAGTGCCGCCAGCAGAGTGCGTCGACGGTGTCGCCCTGTTGTGCATAGACGCGCATCGGGCAGCCATCAGATCAGGGCGATCGTGCTGCGGCTGATGCCGCGCAGATCGTTCAACGCCCAACGCGCATTGCGGCGCGTGCTGCAAATCGTTTCTTCGAGCCGCTCAGCCTCCTGCCCGCCTGCTTTCGTCGTATCGAGGTCGCGATACTGCTCGGTGACGTCGGCATGCGTGAAGTTGTAGACCGCGCGGCGGTAGAGCGACACCAGTTCACTGTCGCCGCCGATTCGCTCGGCCGGCACATCGGCGAGCGTCGCGTAGCCGGCGGCCTTCTGCGCGCGCCATGCCTTCAGTTCGGCGTTCACGCTGCGGATTGCATCAATCGCCGCCTCGCGCAAACGCTCGTGCGTCACGGTTCCGTCGAGCCGCGTCGCCGCGCGCAACGCCGCGATCGACACGTCGGGAAAAAAACCGTTGTTTTCGATCGCGTCCGATTCGGGCGTCGGCGCAGTCGCATCGGCGGTCGCAATAAAGCTGCTCGACATAGTCGTGACTCGGAATAAGACGGCGGTGGATCGGGGTCGGGATCGCGTAGCGTCAGCCGTTGCGAACCGTCACCCGATGCCGCCGTGCCGGGGGGGCTCAGTTCGTGCGGTCGGCGCCGGCCGCCGCACTTCTCAACTCGGCTTCGAGTCGAGTGATGTCTTTCTTCACGCCGATGCGGTCGTTCAGCTCGACCGCGCGGCGCAGCATTTCGAGAGCGCCGGCCTTGTCGGATTGCTCCAACGCGTAGCCGAGCGCCTTATGCAACTTCGCGCGAATCTGGTCGTGCATGTCGTACTTGCGCGTGCGCGCTTCGACCTCGCGCAACATCGACGCGGGAAACGCCTCGCCGGCGGCGAACGCCCGCAAACCAGCTTCGGCGAATTCTTCAGCGACGGCGGCCGGCAACGTCCGTTCGTACTGCTCGGGCAGCGTCATGCCGAAGTGCAGCGCGTACCGTGCGATAGCGAGCGCGCTGTCGTAGTCGCCCACGTCCACGCACCAAATCATGACCGTGGTCAGCACATCGTCCTGCGCGCCCTTCCCGCCTTCCAGCACGCCGGCGATGTACGCCGCGTAATCCGGCAGTACCTCGCGCTTGACCTCGATCTTTCGCGCGACGGACTGGATTTCCTTCAGCCGGCGACGGTCGGTGCCGAGCTTCGCGAGCATCAGGTCGTAGTGTCGGTGTCCGGCCAGCGACTGGCCGGGCGCTGCGCTCGCGGCCGCTTGCGCAGCGCGGACGCGCATTTGGTGACGACGAGCTGGACTGGTCATGATCAGGCTGCCGGCTGGATTTCGATGTTCTCGACCACGGTCGCGCAGCCGTAGTCCTCGACGACATACGCGTCGTTGCTCGACTCGTAGTTTTCGATCCGGTCGCGCTTCGCGTTGTCGACGATCGTGCGTCGACGCGCGCTGTTCTGGAAGTACAGCGACAGGTTGTCCAGACGGGTGATCAGTACCGAGTTCGCCGGGAAATACGGCGCGCTGACCGCCTGCTTACCGCCCACGCGCTTCGCGCTGACGACCAGGTCGACGGCGGCCGCTTCGGTCGCGACGTTCGCGCCGTTGATGAACGGGAAAAACTTGTCATGCAACAGGCCACTGCCGAGCACGACGACGACGGACGGATCTTCGCGATACCACTCGTCGAGCATTTCGAGCGCGTCGTACACCAGCGCGTCGATGTTCTTGTAGTCGTTGCCTGCGCCCGTGCCGACCTTCACCTTGCCGGACCCCGCAGCGCCTTCATGCATGACACGGTCGGGCGCGTTCGCGCGGATTTTCTGGACCCAGCCGACATTCACGTCCTGCAACAGCGGATGCGCGGCACGGTCCGACGTCGCAGCGCGCGAAGTGCCGTTGAAGCCGATGCAGATCCGGTCGAGCGCCTGACGCTTCACGATCGCATCGCGGATGCGCGTCTGGAAGTCCGGAAACTTCGCCCACGCGTCGAGGCGTGCATACGGAATCGCCGTGTCGAAATTCGTCTGCGTGCACAGGTATCCGTTGTTGTCGAGGTTCGTCGGGTCGACAGGCGTGCGATCCTTCGTCGTAGTGTCGGTCGTGCTGGCGATCGGCTGCCCCACGCCGAGGCCGATTTTCGCGCCAGACTGTTCGTCGACGCCGATCATGTTGATGGCCTTCAGGAAAGCGCTCGACGCTTGAATCTTCTGTTCCAGCGTTTGCTGAACCGACGGATCGACGCTGAATTTCGTCGTCGCATCCTGAACGCCGTTCAGCTGCGCGATGTGCGCGGTGTACGCGTTGAACTCGACGCGGGTGTCGTTACGCATGGGTGAATCTCCGAATCATTGAATGGATGGACCGAAATCGCTTCGCGTACTCCGGGCCGGTCAGCAGTCCGTTTTCGTGGCGCCGGTGCCGCCGGTCGCCGGCGGCCGCGACGCGCCACTCGGTTGCGCCGACAGTTGCTCGGTCAGCGCCGCGAGCGCGGTCGCGGTCTTCGCATGCGCATCCTTCTCGGTCGACAGCGCGACTTTCAGCGCATCGACCTCGCCCGTCAGCTTCGTGACGACCGTGATTTGTTGCTGCCCGTGCGTCGCGAGGACCTCGACGGCCTGCGTCAGATCCGTGAAGCGCTTGTCGTCGGCCTCGCCCTTGTTCTTGACGAAGCCAAGCAGCTCGGCGACGCGCAAGAAGACGGACGGCGCCGGCGTCTCGAACTCGATCACGGTTTCTTCGGCGGCCGTGAACAGGTTGTCGCGGTGCTGTTTCTTGCTCGCGAACGGGTTCTTGTCGCCCTGGCCCGCACAGAACGCGAGAATTTCCGTGCCGAGGCTGGCCGGGCTGTCGGTCACTGCGAGGCCGATCAGGTACGCCTGTTTCGTGTCGGCAAACGACGGCGCGACCTCGATCGAGGTGTAGATTTTCTGATCGGCCTTCGTCATGTCGATCAGGGCCTGCGTCGGTTGAATCTGGGCATAGAGGCCCATCTTCCCCTTCAGCCCGCCTTCCTTGATCTCCTCGGACTTCAACGCGATGACGTCGCCATACGCGCCGAACGGATTGGTCGCCGACATCGGGGCGTATCCGCGAATGTGCTCGCAGTTCACGCGTGCGCTGTACATCGTGCGGTCATACGTGGCCGCCATCTGCGTGATCCAATCCCGTTCGATCGTGCGGCCGTCCGTCGTCGCACCTTCGACGGCGACGCGAAACCACTTCGACGTCGCGGCATGATTGCCAGAACCCGTAGTGCTGCCGATGCCGATCGCGGCGAGGCCCGCGCCTGCGACTGCCGAACCGTGCGCGCCGATTGCGCCCAGCACGTCGGCGTGATGCAGCAGCGTGCGGCCGTGCGTGACCAGCTCCGCAGCGTGTGCGGCCGCCGGCACGAAGCATGCGACCACGGCAGCGCCGATCGTCGCAGCAGTCGCCAACATCGAAAATCGCTTCATCGGTCGCTTCATTGATGCCCTCTCAGGTTCCGTTCTGTGTTTTGGTGTCATCGCCTGGTCGCCGGTTGTGACGTGCGACTGGTGTAACGGAATGTTGCCGGGTTGCGCTCCGACGAACAACGATGCGCATTCGTTGCTCGGCTCAGCACAAGGGCATACGCTCCGCGCGCGCGCGCGTCGCCGGTACGCTTCCGGCATGATCGAGACAGCCGAAAATCCCACCGTTGATGACGAGCCGAGACGCGTTGCCCGTGCCTACTACTGGAAGGGGCGCGGCATCACATGGATCGCGCAATTTCTGAACGTTCCGCGCTCGACCGTCGAATCGTGGAAGCAACGCGACCAATGGGAAAAGGCGTCGGTCGTCGATCGATGCGAGTCATCGGTCGAGGCCCGGTATATGGCCTTGGTCGAAAAGGAGGACAAGGACCCGCGCGACTTCAAGGAAATCGACCTGCTCGGCCGTGAAATCGAGCGCCTGCACCGCTGCCGAAAATACGCAGAGACCGGCAAGGCGTCCGACCTCAATCCGAACATCAATGCGCGCAACGCCGGTCCGAAGAAGCGCGCGCAAAAGAATCTCATCACGCCCGAGCAGGCGAAGAAGCTGCACGAGGCGTTTCTCGACGGCATGTTCGGATACCAGAAGAACTGGTATCACAATGGCAACAACCGAACGCGAAACGTGCTGAAGTCACGCCAGATCGGCGCGACGTACTACTTTTCGCACGAAGCGCTCGACGACGCGTTGCAGAGCCATCGCAACCAGATCTTTCTATCCGCGAGCCGCGCGCAAGCGCACGTCTTCCGCTCGTACATCTGCGACTTCGTGCGCAAGGTGATCGACGTCGAGCTGACGGGCGAGGTAATCGCGCTGCCCGGTTACGACGCCGAGCTTTACTTTCTCAGCACGAACTCGAAAACAGCGCAGAGCTATCACGGGAACCTCTATTTCGACGAGTATTTTTGGGTCCATGGTTTCCGCGAGCTGAACAAGGTCGCGCAGGCGATGGCCAGCCAGAAGCAATGGCGCAAGACCTATTTCTCGACGCCGTCGAGCATCTCGCATCAAGCCTACCCGTTTTGGTCAGGTGAAGCCTACAACCGCGGGCGCGCGAAGGCGGATCACATCCACCTCGATATCTCGCATGCGGCGCTGTCCGGCGGCCGCTTGTGCGAAGACAGGCAGTGGCGGCAGATCGTCACGATCGAGGATGCGGCCGCGATGGGTTGCGACCTGTTCGACCTGGACGAGCTGCGTCTCGAAAACAGCGCCGACGATTTCGCGCAGCTCTTTCTCTGCCAGTTCATCGACGACAGCGCGTCGATCTTCAAATTCGCCGATATCCAGCGATGCATGATCGACTCGTGGGAGGAATGGGACGACGTTGAATTCCTGATCCAGCGACCGTTCGGCCATCGCCCTGTTTGGCTGGGATATGACCCGGCGTTGAGCGGCGATTCCGCCGGCCTCGTGATCGTGGCGCCGCCCGCCGTGCCTGGCGGCAAATTTCGCGTGCTCGAAAAGACGCAGTGGCGCGGGATGGATTTCGAAGCGCAGGCCGAAAGTATCCGGCAGCTCACCGAGCGCTACACCGTCACGTACATGGCGATCGACACGACGGGCATCGGCCAGGGCGTCTATCAGCTCGTGTCGAAGTTCTTTCCGGCCGCCGTCCCGCTGAACTACTCGCCCGAGGTGAAAGGCCGCCTCGTGCTTAAGGGGCTGTCCGTCATCGGCAATGGCCGGCTGGAATTCGATGCAGGCTGGACCGACCTCGCGCAGGCGTTCATGGCGATCCGCCGGACCATGACCGCGAGCGGCCGACAGGTCACGTATCACGCCGGCCGCAGCGAAGAAATCGGCCACGCCGACCTTGCATGGGCGTGCCTGCATGCGCTCGGCAATGAGCCGCTCGAAGGCTCGACCACCAACAACCGCAGTTTCGTGGAGATTTCCTGATGAAAAAGACCCAACGCCCGCGCGGCGCGCAGATCGCCGCCACGACGCCGGCCGCCGGCGCGGCCGCGGGCGAAGCGTTCACCTTCGGCGATCCGATGCCGGCGCTGTCGCGTGCCGAAATCCTCGACTATTCGGAAGTCTGGTCGAATGGCGAATGGTACGAGCCGCCCGTGAGCTTCGCCGGCCTGGCGAAATCGTTTCACGCCGGCACTCACCACGCATCGGCGATCTACTTCAAGCGCAACGTGCTCGCGTCGACGTTCATTCCGCACCGGCTGTTCTCGCGCGCGGCGTTTCGGCGCTGGGCGCTCGATTTCCTGACCTTCGGCAACGGTATCGTTGAACGCAAGCCGAACCGGCTCGGCCAAACGCTCCGATTCGAACCGGCGCCCGCGAAGTATGTGCGCCGCCGAACGGACATGGTCAACTACGTGCAGACCAACGGATTTCAGACGAAGTACGAATTCCCGGAAGGTTCGGTGTTTCACCTGATGGAGGCCGATATCAATCAGGAGGTGTACGGCCTTCCCGAATATCTCGGCGCGCTGCACGCGGCCTGGTTGAATGAATCGTCGACACTGTTTCGGCGACGCTACTACGAAAACGGCAGTCACGCCGGCTTCATCCTGTACATGACCGACGCGGCGCAGAATCAGGCCGACGTCGATACGATCCGCGAAGCGCTGAAGAACTCGAAAGGCCCGGGCAATTTCCGAAATCTGTTCGTCTACTCGCCGAGCGGCAAGAAGGATGGTATCCAGTTGATCCCGGTTTCCGAGGTCGCGGCGAAGGACGAGTTTTTCAACATCAAGAACGTGACGCGCGACGACCTGCTCGCCGCGCACCGCGTGCCGCCGCAGTTGCTCGGCATCGTCCCGAGCAACACCGGCGGTTTCGGGGCGGCCGACACCGCCGCGCGCGTGTTCGCGCGCAACGAAATCGAGCCGCTGCAGGCGCAATTCCTCGCCTTCAACGAATGGGCCGGCGACGAAATCATCCGCTTCGATCCGTATGTGCTGCCCGCGTTGGAAACGCCGTCGAAATCGACCTGAATTTCCGCCACGGTCGCGCCGAAACGCCCCGATTCGGTGCCGCACGCTGCGAATTGGCAAGCACTGTTGTTAACAGTGCATCAATACCCCCGTTTCGCGCGTCAAATCGCGTCAATTTTGCAACAACCGAATCCGGCCAAGCCCGCCAGCCGGCGGGCCTGACCGACCGATTCGCCTGTGCATCAAATGTAGGGGGACAAGAAGCGGGCAGGCGGGGAGGGGGACCGCGTTTCAGGGGCGCGCGCCGGCGTGTGCAAACCACCATCCGACCCCGGCCAGAACCCCTTCCCGCCCGCTTGCCAGCCCCACCAAGGCCCTGCCGCTGCCCTGCCGATGCCGGGCGCACCCCGCAACGGGCGGCCGCTCCTAGCGGCTCCTGCCGCGTTACACCGCGCGGCCTCACCCTCGCCCGCTTTTGATATCACTTCTTGATTGCACACTGCTTGCACTTTTTGATATCATGTCATCATGAAATCGAAACACGCACGCACCCTCGCCGCGATCTACACGAAACCGACCTTGGGCGGCATCGTGTTCTCAGATATCGAATCGCTCGTCGTCGCCTTGGGCGGCGCAATCCACGAAGGCGCCGGGTCGCGCATCGCCTTCGAACTGAATGGCAAGCGCCGCTACCATCACCGCCCGCATCCGGGCAAAGAGGCGAAGCGGTATCAGGTGGAAGACCTGCGCGACTGGTTTATCGAAATGGGGATCAAGCCATGACCAACGCAATGACCTACAAGGGATACTTCGCCCGTGTCGACTTCGACGGGCGCGACAACATCTTCGTCGGGCATGTGCTCGGCGTTGACGACAAGATCAGCTTCCACGGCTCGACCGTTGACGAGCTGATTGCCGATTTTCATGCGGCCGTCGACCACTACCTGACCGACTGCGAGCAGGCCGGCCGCAAGCCGCAGAAGCCGGCGTCCGGGAAGCTGATGCTCCGCATCGATCCGGACGTACACGCGCGCGTCGGCATCGCGGCGGCCGTGTCTGGCGAAAGCGTGAACCAATGGTCGGAAGAAGTGCTCGGCCGCGCCGCGCGCGAAGTGTTGGAGCGTGCCGCGCACGCGTGAAGTCAGGCTAAAAGCCGTCTGTTTCTCTGCACAGACGGCTTTTAGTCCATGGCGGCCACGTGCGGCCGCATCTAACGATATTCCCTACTTCCCAGACTGATGCGATCGAATATTGCCGCTCCGATTGACGCGCCGCTGACGCGCGAATTTTGCGCGTCCATTTCGCAGGAATCACTCGTATGCGTTCCGCACCGCCCACTCGCCAATAAACCAGCGCATGAATGCTTGATCATCGTGCCAGAGCACATGGCAATCCACGGCGGAGAACAACTGAACGGCTGGGCGATCTGGGAAGTACCAGGCGTTTTTATCGAAGCAGAGTTCCATGCGATCTGGCGTGATGCTGCGGGCGAACTCCATGACTTGACACCTCGCCCTCAATGGCCCGGCAGCTCCATCACATTCCTGCCCGACCCGAAACGCATATATCGCGGCCGCCAAATCGACAACATCCGCAAGGCTCTCGTGAAAGACAGCGACGTGACCAGATTCCTGTTTCTGAACCGCAGGATGTTCGAAATAATGAATGCGGGAGACCTCGCTGACCAACATGGCCTCATATCGCTGCCCCCGAGAGCTGCACGTGAATTCCGGCAAATACAAAAGGAGATGGAGAACCTTTGGCGCAGGCTTAGCCGGCGCTACCCATGACCATCCAACCGATCGTGACTTATTTACGACGATTCTCCGGCCCTCCTCCGCTTCGTCATGCAGCGACGTGACCTCGAATTGCACCATCACACCTGTCCCTCTACAAACTGTGCGATCGCGAGATTGATTGCGGCCGCACGGCTGATACCTAGCCTCACTGCCGTCGCGTCGACGCGCGCAAGCAGCGCGGGATCGATGCCGAGGCTGATCGTCTCTTTCTTCCGCCGGCCGGGCGCGCGCACCGGTTCGACCTGGCTCGACGTTTCCGGTGCGGCCGCGTCCGGTGCGCCGCCGATGAACTGATCGATCGCGGCCGCTTTGCGCGCGTCCGGTCGCTTCGTGATTGTCATGCTTTCCCCTTTCGATATTGAACCGATATCGTCATGATATCGGTTCACCATTGCTTCGATAGCGTTACGCCGCCAAGACGGCATCGAGCAGGCGCTCGGCTTCGGCGCATGCGACCGTGTCACGGCGCGGCATCTCGTCGACGTGCAAGCCGGCGGCCGCCGCGTTCGCGAACGCCTTGCGGCGCGTCAGCCGGCAATCGAGCAGGTCGAACGTGGAAAACTCGCGCAGCGCCGCGGCGGCGTCCCGGTTGTCAGGACCGCTCACGTCGGCGAGGTTCATGAAGGCGAGCGCCTTCAGGTCGTGCACGGCGCGTGCTTCGTCGATCAGCTCGGCGATATCTTTCACCGCCCACACTTCGAACGAGCGCGGAACGAATGGAATCAAGGCAACGTCGGCAACGGTCAGCGCCGCCCGCAGCGCGCTCGAATCGCGGCCGCCGGCGTCGATGATGACGTGATCGAACCCGCCGGCCTGGGCGCTCACCTGCGCACGCAGCGTCGCGCCGTTCGCGTAGGCCGAGGCCGCCAGCGGCGGCCGGCCGCTTTCCGCGCGCAACGTGATCGCGCTGATGCTCGATTCCTGCCGATCGCCGTCGACGAGCCACGGGCGAAAGCCGGCGAGCGACAGGCCGATAGCGAGCTGCAAAGCGATCGTCGACTTGCCGACGCCGCCCTTGGTGTTCACGACTGCGATAATCATATTGCTCCCCCGAGCATTGAACTACATTGAAACCCTATCGATTCGATATCGTTTCGATACCGAATCGCCATCGTTTTGATACCTGTTCAGAATTGATCGGTTGCCAGCCGTTCTCGCCGCTGATGCTCGCGTTCGTTCGCGCGGTCGGCCGCGATCACGAGCGCCGCGAGGATTGGCACGGCGAGCGGATAGAGCACGAACGCGCCGAGCCGGCCGACAAGTGCAACGAAGTCGACGAGCAGCTCGCCGGCGTGATCGCCGATCGAGCGCCATAGGCCGCGGTCGAACGGCGCCACGATCACGAACCACGCCATTTTCTTCAACGCCTCGTGGTACATCATGCGGCGCCCTCGCCTCGCTTCTCGGTCTGGTTCGGCAAAACGTAACGCTCCAACAGCACCGCACCGCCATCGCGCGGGCGCAAAGCCCATACGGAAACGCGCGTGCCTGGGTGCGTGACTTCCCACATTGCGGCGCCTGGCCCAGCGATCCAGCGCGCTCGTGGTTTCGTGGTCTGCATCATTTCTCCTGTCTGTTATTCGTTGAACTCGAATTCCTGCGTCTCGCGCCGCGGCCGCTTCGGTATCGGCAGCTCCGGCGGCTCCATTTCGAGGCGCGTCCGGTACGTGTGGCCGCATGTCACGTCGTCGCACTGATAGTCGATCAGCCACACCGTGTCCGACTGCTTTTCCATCGAGCGCGCGATGCCGCGCGCGCCGCAGTGCGGGCAGGCAATCGTGAATCTCATGCCCAGGCCCCCGGCCGCATCGTCGTGCGCGCGTTGACCGCCCCGCGAAGCGGCGGCGACGGCATCACATCAAGCTGCACGCCTTCGCGCGGCCGCGCCGACGCCGACAGCGAATGCAGAATCTCGAGCCCGGCCGGCGTTCTGTAATCGCATGCGTCGCAGACGAAATACAGGCGGCGCATCGTTGCCGACATACCTTCCGTATGGCGCGCCTCGATCTCGCCGGCGCAGCACGGACACTCGATCGTCATTTGTGACATGGGATTTCCTCGCTCTACAGGTTCCGTTGGCCCCGTTTCGCGCCGCTCACTTCCCCGCTGACGCTGTTTCCGCTTCCGCGCGCTGCGCGGTCTGTCGGCTCGGCCACCCCTGACCGTTCGGACCGCGTACAGTTATTGACACGAGTCCAAGGGCGGGCGGCTTCGCCGCCGCGCCGAACCACCCGCCATTCGTATCGCGTCGACGGTACGAAAATCTTCGTCTCGCGCGTGTACGCGCAGAGCCCGTCGACGATGCGTGCGACGCCGATCGCCTCGACGCCGTGCGGCACGCGCACGGGCGCGATGCCGTAGCGGCCTTCGCGATGCTCGACGGTATGGCGCACGTACACCATGCGCGCTTCGCCGGCGACGCCGCCCATCGCGCGCGAGAACTCCGCCCAATCGGCCGCGTGGTCGTCGGTCTTCTGCGCCGCGACCCATGCCGCACGAATGCAAGGCGATTCGTCCTCGCTCGGCAAATCCTCTTCCTTCACGCGGCGCAGCTCGCGCCACACGCCGACAGGCGCCCCGCCGAACTGTTGGAACTGACGGATGCCCCACAAGGCCGCCCACGCCTCGACGCGCTGCGACGGTGTGATTTCGTCGTCTTCCCAGAAATCCGACTGGATCACATAGCCGTCTTTGGTCTTGTGCTCGCCGACCGCGTGACCGTCGATGTTCTTGCTGATGTATTTCGCGACGTAACCGACGGCCGAGCCCTTCGCGCGGTCGATCATTTCGAAGCGCACGCGGTGCTTTTGCGCGCCGGGCTCGTTCCCGGAATCGCGCAAGCCGTGCTTGCGCATCACGGCGCAAAACCGTTCGATCTTTTCGGCGAACACCAGCCCGTGCCAGTGCGGCGTACCGTCGTGGTTCGGCTCGGCAACGCGCATCCCAAAGAAGACGATGCCCTCGCGCTTCAACTCGGCGCGGATGCGTTGCCATACCTTGCGCAGATACGCTTGCGCGGCGCGCGGATCGGAGTCGACGTAGCGCGGGTTTGGGCGAACCCATTCGCCCGTCGTCGTGACAGCGTGAAAGCGGCTCGGGCAAGTCAGCGTGAACATGACACCGCGAAACTTCACGTCGTCGGCCAGTTCTTCGAGCCCACGCAGCCGCGTGAACAGCTCCCCGCGCTTCATCGCCTTGTTCGAGATACCTTTCGCGGCCAGCTCGGCCAGCGTGAATTGCTGGCCGTTCTCGTTCTCCATCGTCACGGATTCGAGCGTGCGCGTGTTACGCCGGTTCTGCGCGACCCGACGCCGCACGGCGTCGTCACTCGCATACGGCTCGGCTCGGCGATGGACGTAGTGCAGGCGGATATTGCTGAATTCGAGCGCGCGGATATGCATCTTGCGCAGTTGGCGACGCCACCAAAGCTCGCAGCGCACGCGCACGACCTGTTCGACGGGATGCTCGAAATCGGGCATGCCGACGCCATATAGGCCGCACGCGTTGCGCACAACGACGAGTGCATCCGCGACGTTGAGGCCGTGCGTGCGCAGCGCCACATCGTTCGCGATGCGTCGCGCCTTCATGCAGATTTCGTGGTCGGTTGCGTCCGGTCTCACCGGCATTGCTTCCGGGGCGTGTTCGACGAGAAAGGCATCGATTGCCGCTTCGGCTGCGCCCGCGTCGAACATATGGGGCGTGCCAGCAACACGCGCACTTTCTCGGCCGGCCTCGCGTGCCTGCCGTATAGCGCGATTGAACCACTTCATCGGCACGCGCTTACGCGCCTTCTCAACAACGGGAAGCGCCTCGACAGCCTCGCTGGCGTCTTGCTCATACACCCACATATACCGGCTCCGCCATTCGAATCTGAAAGCTCGGGCACAATACGTGCCTTGGTGTGGTGGGAACTCCCTCGCGCCAGATCAGATACCGGCCTGCAAGCCACGACATCAAACCTATTGCTACGGGAGTCCCCATGGACTTTTCAATCCTTAGTTCCGCCATCGGTGCGGGAAATGCGGCATTCGATCTCGTTAAGAACGCTGTTGCGGCCCGCGATCAGGCAAAAATAGAAGCCCGGACGGCTGAACTTGAGATCAAGATGCGAGAGATCAATCAGGCCGCACTCCATGCGCTTCAGGATGCACTTAAGGCGACACAAGATTTGAACGCGATGCAGGATAAAGCTACCGCTCTTCAACGTGAAATCGATGAGCTTAAGGCGACGACCGATGAGCGCAAACGCTATGCGCTGGTTGACATTGGCCGGCAACAGTTTGCCTATGCACTTCGCGCGAATGCACTGCGCGAGATCGATGCAGAACCCACGCCCAAGTATTACTTTTGCCAACCCTGCATGGAGTCCGATCAGAAAGTGGTACTGCAAGGCGATGGTCCACATGGCCGCCTTAAATGCCCACGATGCTCCCTGACGCTTAGCCCGAACCGTGCTACGGACGGTCCGAGCGTCGTTTTCAGCGAGCCGCCGCGTTTCCGTGATTTCTGAATGACGTTTCACGCTCGCCTCACGCACGATGCGCTTTCGTCGAAATCGGCCATACCGGCTCCGTTCCGTCAGCAGGATGAACACCGCACCATGCGATGACGCCGATGATGGTGATCAGCCAGATCGCCCACAGCGGCATCGGCTTTTGGTTCTTCGGTTGCTTCATCAATCCCCCTATCGGTTCACCCATCGACGCCGCGCCATCTTCGTCAGCAGCGGCCGCAGCTCGCGCATCGCGGCGGCGGCGGCCTGATCGGTGCGCGCGGTGCGCGGCGGGTTGTAAACGACGAACGGGGGCACCAACACCCCCGCTCCGATGCCAAACTCGGCAAGGTCAGCGGCCAGAAAATCGCGCGAGCCCTCGCCTGCACGTTCCTCGCTCGCCGCGTGCATCATGCGGCGCGACGCTCGTCGGCAGCCTGCGTTGTGTCGACTGCGTCGAACGCCTTGTCGAATGCCTCATCGCGTGTCATCGGATGCGACGCACCCGTTTTATCCGTGTACCAGTGGAATTCGCGACGCCCTTCGATGCCCTTAGCGACGAAGTAACCGCCATCCCCCAACCGACCAAAGAACGGGCCAACCTCGATCACACCAGCCGCGACGACGCGCGGCATCGCCATTTCGATATCTGCGTCGTTCATGCGTCCGCCCAGTCGTGCAAAGCGATCAGGGCATCCAGCGCCGGATCTCCAGTTGCCGGCTCGACGTCGTGACGCGCCAAGTCGATCGCGACCCATGCCTCAATGGTCGCGCGACGCCAGTACCGATACAGCCATTTTTGGCGAGCCGTCATGCGGCCCTCGCGATGGACAAGTACGAGCGGCCTTGCTCGCGTGCGCGGCGCGTGCGCTCGGCGATCGCGCGGCGGCGATACTGCGCACGCTGCGCTTCGTTGTGTGCGTTCAGCTCGCGGCGAATCTCTTCGGATTCGTCGCGCACTACATTAGTAGTCCGATTCATCGTCACCATAAAAGCTCCGCTGGAAACGTCGTCGATCGATTTAACCGCGTGCGGTCGGCTGGGGTTGCGTGATGTGCGGCAGGGCTCGGGCATCGGCGGGTGTGGCGGCCTCCGCGGCCAATGCCGACGCCGGCCCGAGCGGTGGCTTCCACAGCTCTGCGCCATCCGTGTACGTGTATGCCTTCGCTTCGAGCGTACGCACAGCGGCAGCGGCCCGGCCGTCTGCCTGCGCGCTGACTGCGCCGTAGGGCTGGCTAACGCACAGCTTGAACGTCTCGGCACACAGTTCCGCGAAACGCTTCGGCACGATGCGCGCACTCGAACTGTCCGGGCAGCACGCTTCGTATCCGGCTGCAATATCGCCAAGACAGCCGCACTCAGGGCAGAAGCGAATCATCTCTTCGGTCGACGCTGCGGCGGGCTGCTCGACGTGGAGCGCAACGAAGCCGGTTCGAGCCGTGGCGTGAAACGCGCGGCGAAACTCTGCAATGTCAGCTTCGGACAATTCGCATGTCGGCTTGATCACGAGCACGGCTTGATCACCGGCAGGATCGCCGGCGTCCATGCCGCACCATGCGGCCGACTTGGCCGGCGCCACATCGCCGAAACTCTTCACGTATCCGACGATTGCATCCGCGATCGGCCCGCGCGCATCGCCGACGAGTTCGTGCGCGGCTTCTGCTGCGGCCGCCAACACGCGCTTGCGCGCGTCAGCGCGCGTCGGATGGCGCGCAGCGGCGCCATCTTGCAGGTTGGCGGTTGTCCAAAGCGCGTGCTGATGAAACGACTGGATTTCCCACGCGTTGGCGATGATCAAATCCGCGCGGCGCAGTTCGAGGAACAGCGCGAGCGACGTGCCGTTGTCGATCACGGCCTGCCGTTCGCTGGCGCGCGTGACGCCCTCGCCGATAGCGTCGTCGCGCTCGTTCGCGTTCGCCCACTGCAATTTCTGGTCGAACGTCATGACACCAAGCGCGTTTCGAATGATCGTGTGAGCCGCGCGCAGCTCGTCGCGAAGTTGTTGAATGACCATGGTTACGCGCTCCGAGCTTTCGTCTGCGCGAGCAATTTCGCGCGATCGGACATGGCCTTTTCCAGCGAGCGCGCCAACGTGCCTCGTGCCTGCGCACTGCCGATCCTTTCGAGCGCATCGTCGATCGCCGTGGACCGCATCGAACCGCTTCCAACGCTCAGGCCGGATTCGACGTGCGTAACAACGTAGCGCTCCGGGCTGTCGAAGCCCGCATAGACGTTGCAGTGCACGCCGAACGTCATCTGCAGATCGTTCTTGATCGTGAGCGGCTCGCCTGCAACGCTACGCAAGCCGGTCTCGAGAAGAATGTCGTAGCGGATGGTTTTCACGCCGGCACCCCCAAACGAGCCACACCGACCTGAGTCCAGATTCGGACGATGCACTGCATTGAGTCCATCAGCGCACGCCATGCGGCGTCAGCGGTTTGGCGGGCCAGCGCGAGCGCGCTGTAACGTGACCGTGAAAATTGCAACGAAATGTGCTGCATTTGACTTCCCCTTGTTCAACCCCTGAACGGTGTACTGCGTGAAAGTCGCCCGGCGGCTGGGTAGCTATTCCAGCACCGGCGGGGTTGTGAACCGGTTGCCGGGGCGACAGGCGGATAATACTTCGCACCCTCGAAGCATGCAAGCCTCGAAGCATTGCGACCTAGAAGCATCGAGGTCGCGAACGTTGCATGTTCGAGAACATCGAAGTAATCTTGCTTCCGGGTTGATATTGATTTTTAAGGGGTTTCAATGAAGACGACCGTCGATTACCTCGACGAGGCCAAGCGTTGCCTTGGTGTCGAGTCCGACTATGCCCTGTCCAAGCGACTGGACATTCGCCAATCCACCATCAGCGGCTACCGTGCTGGTCGCAGCCATTTCGACGAGCTGACCGCGCTGAAGATCGCACAAGCGTGCAGCATCGATCCGATGGAAGTCATCGCGGCCGCAGCTTACGAGCGCGCAAAAACGCCCGATGTCCGCGATATCTGGATGGGGGCTTGGGAAAAATTTTCCAAGGGTTTTCGGTGGCTGGCGCTACCCGCTAACGCTTGCGGGGCTTTGATCCCGCAGGTGTAA